ATTCCCGCTAACTTTGTCATGATGAGAGGTTTTACAATGTATGACAAGGATGGCACTGCATACAAGCCATCACTAGGCCAATTGCCAGCATCGTCATGACAACACCAAACTTTGGAGATGTTGTAGATACAAACTTTATTTACTCACAAGAACAAGATGATGTTCGCAAGTACGGTTTTAGTGAGTTCCAGGTAAGTGGTCGGCCTACCATCTATCATGCCGGTGACGTCGTACACTTACCTTTTGCATCTGGTGAACTATCGACAATTGAAGCTGTGGGACTTGCCTGGTCTGGTTATGTGAATGGTATACCGCCAGAAGAATAGATAAAACAAAAGCCCCGCGTTGACGGGGCTCATGCACTCAAGTGTGTTTATCACACAGCCATGAGTTGTTTCTCAATTTTATCAAGGCGCTTGCGGACAGCAGCAACGTTCCAACGGTAGCTATCCCTGGAACGGGTCTCAGGAAAAGCAGCATAGTGGGGACCAAGCTTCAGAGTGCCGTCGTCGCGGTACTGGAAGAGGGTCTTACGGTCAATACCGAGGAGTTCTTCCACACGTTGCGCGGAGACCCATCCAGGGTGCTTAGCCATGGCTTGAGAAGCTGTCTACGTCACAAGCTTATCAGCCGTCAAGAGGCCGTCAACAGCTTTAATAAAGTTTTTATCTCTTTATTTTCTCTTCGAAAAGTGAGGTGAAATTAAAATAGGTTAACAGCACACAAGAGTATGTTCAATTGCGAACAGGAACCCCTCGCCCTGCTCATTGAATTAACTCCGAAACTAGCAAAGAAACGTTACCGCCAATCTATATACGACGCCTGGAATTCAAAATGTGCTTATTGCGAAGAAGTTGCCACTTCCCTGGACCATATTGTCCCAAGGTTTAAATCCGGGTCTAGCAACAGGAATAATCTTGTACCCGCATGTCGCAGGTGTAACACTTCCAAGGCCAGTACCAAAGTGAATGAGTGGTTTGAAAAACAAGAATTTTTTACACAAGCTAAGATGGATAGGATTAACTCCTGGATCAAGCAAGAACCTATTGACGTTTTTGTTTATCAGGTAGATACATTATCGGTGGCTGTTTGACATGGGACTCTGGTATAACCCTACATCTAAAAAGTGGAATATCTCCTATGAGAAGACCGATTATCCTACAAATTTAAAAACAGATAATCCGACAAATCTTACCAAAAGAGTTTCAGATGGCTGGGACCGTGTGTGCGAAGGTCCTTGGTACCGCCGGCGCTGCTCTGACGTTGAGAAATTTAAAGATGTTGACGATACAGATGCCAACAATACTAATAAGGCAATTAATGAAGCTAATCAACAAGAAAATAATAACAACGCAGCATTAAACACGCAAAATACATACAAAAACCAGGCTTATGACGCAACTGTTGCAACTGCAGGTTCTACTAGGGGAGGTGACTATACTGCACAAAGGCAAATTGTTCGCAATTTAAGTGGCATTGATGACTCTTTAAAGAATAAATTACAAGAAAGTTTTAAGACTTTTTACCAAACTGAAAAGCTACAGAGGTGGGATCCAGCATTGGGAGCAAAACCTCAGTATGGTAACTTTGACCCCAACTATTACAAGCAGCAAAATCCAACAGTTTCGGCTGCATGGCAGAATGCTGTGGCCAATGATGATATTGATATTACCGAACAATATGGTGAGAACGGTTATTACCTGCAACACTACACATCCCAGGGAAAGGCATCAGGGTTAAGAGGCAATGCCCCAGAGAAAACATCGGCCGCCCTGGGGTATACAGAAAAGAAACCTACGGATGCGGATTTACAGCAGGTAAGAAACCTTCAATTAGGTGTAGATACCAATTCACAAACCCAACGTTTACTGAATATTCCTGAGATTGCTGCTGAGTGGGAAAAGGCAAAGAATGGGGATCCTTACTGGGCACAGCAAGCAAAGGAGAAATATCTAAACCCCGACAAACCAGATGAATTTGCGGCGTTATTTAGATTGTCAGAACGACAAGAAGATCAAATGGTGCGTTTACAGTACAACGCAAATGCTGGCTATGGCATAACAGAGCTAGAGGATGCTGTTAATGAAGCTGTTGGCGAAAAAGCAACAGTTGATGTCAAGCGGTTTGGCGCTTTGACGCAAGACGCGTTGAAGACCACCATCGCCGAAATGAAAAAAGCAAAAGGCAAGGAACAAGCCTTGAGTCTTTTGGGTGGTTTTGGTGGCTTCAGTGAGGTCAAGGACATCAACAAGGAGCTAACAAACAGCATCATGGGTGACTCTGGAGTTGGTGGCATGCTTTCCTTTATGTCAGGAGGCAAAGCTGAAGAGTCCTTGGAAAAAAGCCTGCAAAATATCACAGGCGTAAAGAACAATGTTACATATAACTGGCAACAATGGTTTGATAATACTCTTAAGAAAAAGTACGAACAAGACCTGGAATTAGGCTATACAGCGGGAGAAGCAAAAGAAGACGTAAAGATACAAGCTGACTTTGCACGCAACTTCATTGATAAATATTTGACTCCAAGATTTAACACTTCGCGTTCAATGGATGAATTTGTTGAATACTTGGATGTGCGTCAAGAAGAGCAAAACCCGTTCCAGACGCAAGACATGTTAAACGCAACAAATCAAGTTGCAAACCTAAGAGCGCAGATGTACCTGGACCAGCTAAAGGCATCTTCTGATCGTTATTTCAACTCAGACTTTTACTTCAATCCAACAGGAGACAAGGCAAGGACTTCTAACTACGCAGAACAAGCGTCAACCGTAGCCTCTGACTGGGAAGCAGCTAAGAAAGGTGATGCGTACTGGGCGCAGCAGGCCTATCGTTTTGGTGTGGACCTTAACGACAAGGACGCCTTTGCACGTATGCATTTCCAGGTCAAGGGCCAAGGACGTGGATACGATGGGGCAGAAGACATTCTCAACGCTGGTAAGGTGCAAGATGAGATCTACTCAAATATTCTTCCGGCACTTAAGGATGAAGCTTTAAAGCAAGGTACTGTCTTTGGTCAGTTTGTAACACCAGAAGAGTTTACCGATGAATTACTTAAGGGCCTGGATCCAGCAGACAAAAAGTCTTGGGATGAGGTTCTTCAACGATACGGTATTACCGACTTCAAGGGCACAATCGATGAGCTTAAAGAGTACGTAACGGAGACACTGCGCACTGGATCGGCACAAAAAATTAGGGAAGAAATAAAGTACTTAAATGAAAAACGCAAGAAACCGACACAAGAAATACTTGGCTTAACTTACATTGAGCGACCCGAAGACTATAAAGATCAGCAGGCGAAACCATCGACTGAGCTGTATAAAACATTTCAGTCTGCTGGTTACCAGGGAACCGAGGATGAGTTTTACGAAAAGTTTTTCCCTGATCTAGACCGCTCAGAGCAAACGTTACTAACAAAAGCAGGCTCCGATTCGGCGCTTAAGGTACAAGGATTAGACATGAGTGACCCATTTGCCTCCCTTGGTACTATTGAAAGTTTCTTTGGTGAAGAAACACCATCTAAAAAAGAAACCACAACAACTAAAGATACTGATATGGATAGTTATTTTAAACTGGGATTAGATGACGACGAGGATGAAGACTACAAGTCCAAAACCGGTAGTCAGATTCTTGGTGAGTTCACGTCCATGTTCAAGGGTCTCTGATGTCAGACAAGCGTAAAAAGGCAGCCTCTGCCGCTAAGTTACATAAAGATTCAATGGCATGCAACAAACCCCGACGGACTCCTGGACACCCGACCAAGAGTCATGTAGTAAAAGCATGTGAAGGGGGCGAAGAAAAAATCGTGCGCTTTGGCCAACAAGGAGTAGAGGGAGCTGGTAAAAACCCCAAGACAGCAAAAGACAAAGCCCGTAAGAAATCTTATTACGCTAGACATAATGCCCAGGATCCAAACCCAGACAAAATGTCAGCCAGGTACTGGAGCCACCGTGTAAAATGGTAGTGCCTCACTCAACTGCAAGTGGCAAAACCCAAGTCCAGCTTAGCTCTCAAGCCTGAGTCCAAACCTAAGAAAACTCGCCAAGGGCGGTCAAAAAGTACTAAGCTAAAGCAGGGTCAAAAAAAGTACCGTGGTCAAGGTTAAACATCTTTATGGTGCAGTTCCCGATTTAACAGGGAAAATCTACGGCCGTTTGACAGTTCTCGGTTACAGTCCCAGCGTGAAGCACCAGCTATCGCGCTGGGTTGTTTTATGTAAATGTGGTAAAAAGGGTACAATTTATGGCATGTCTCTTTCAAGTGGCAAAAGCCAGAGTTGTGGTTGCTTGCAAAAAGATAAATCAACTAAGCATGGTAATTCAAATCATCCTTTGTATAAAATATGGACTTCAATAAATTATCGATGTAACAACATTGCTTGTGCTGACTATTGCAACTATGGAGAGCGAGGCATAAAAAATTTATTCAGTTCTTTTGAGCACTTTTGCCAGTGTATGGGAGAGCGGCCTTTGGGCTACACTGTTGAGCGCTTGGATGTAAATGGTCACTATGAGCCAAGCAACTGTGTTTGGATTGAAAACAAAAAACAATCTTTAAACAGAAGATGCAATATCCCTATTAAAACCAAAGAAAAAATTTGCGAGCTAGCAAAAACAATTACAAACAAATCTATGATAGCCAGATTGGCAGGAGTAGGTAGGACAAGCGTTGATAGGGTGCTTAAAAATTGTGTATGATTGGGAGTAACTATAGTTGCTCCCATGTCAGATCTTTCTCGTGCGATTAACTTAATTCGCAAGTACGAGGGCTTTAACGAAAAAGCCTACCCAGATCCGATTACGGGCGCAGAACCTTACACAATTGGATACGGAACTCAATTCTACCCAGATGGATCTGCCGTTAGACGTGGGCAGTTTTGTACCATGGAAAAAGCACTGGAATATCTATTCAATGAAGTCAGTATTATTGAAACGCAGTTAGATAAATTAAACCTTGGCCTTGACAGCGTGATGCGTCAGGCATTGATTTCGTTCATTCATTCGATTGGCTGGGAGCCTTTCCTTTACAGTCACGTAATTGACTGTGTTGAAAACGAAGACTTCTGTGCAGCAATAGAAGAAATGGGCCAGTGGATTTTTGATGCCGACCATCACGTCGTTGGTAACCTTCTGGACCGACGCAGGGAGGAAATTAATTTGTTCCTGGAAGATTTGGATGAACGCCCTTGGCCCTCTAGTGAAATCCTTCTTGGTGCCTTCAGGAATTATTCAGCTTCTCAGCATGAGATTAACGCGATTCAGAAGCTGGAAGAACGGATCAGTCCTTACATCCTTTCTGAATTTGCCAATGAGTTTTGCAGTGGCAACAACCAATGGCTAGACAATCCTGCAAAGGACTACGATTCGGTCTTTAGCAGCTAGGCTTAGAATAAATGAAAGAAAGCATGAACAGCCGAATGGAGCGTTCAGTTGAACCACGGGAATTTGAACTTCCCTTAGAGCTTCAGTTCTCCATGCGCAAAGCTGAGCTTGCGGCTCAAGAGATGACCTGGGACGACCTGTATGCAGCTCTCCTAAACCTCTACCATCAACGCCTGATGGAGTGGTATGCGGTCAAAGAGATCATGGCGGCTGAAAATATTGAGATTGACTTCGACATTCCCACTGACCTGGAGCTAGCAGAACTCGCCGCCGCATGTATATACGACGACGAGGACGAGGATGAAGACAATCTTCAGCCGTTCTGAGTTTCGTTGACAGTAATTAGGCGGTCCAAGTACCACTGTGCTTTCTTAAGGTCTTGCACACCGCCTTTGTTACGCCAACGCCACGTGTACTTGACGCAATTCCCACGTAGGTAGCCCTGAAACTCCTCTGCGGTTAGCTGCGCTTCAATCGCATCGATGCATTCGATGGCGCCTGTTTCAGAATAATGAGGCGGATGGTTAACCATGTCTTCCTGGAGCACAGGAGGCTCTTCTTTGGTGGCCCAGGGAACTGGGCAAACACCATCCTTGCACTCAGTCGACTCGCTAATTATCGGCGCAAACCACGGCGCTTCAGAGATTCTTCCATCATCTCCTCGTTGGGTTCCCCCAGGGCCAGCACTAACGCCTTGGGTTTCGGTGATGCTCCCATCTCCAGACCCTGCTCCATTGTTGGAATATATCCCGTTGCTCCAGGCCGTCCCCCCTCGATTGCCAAGTTTGTCCGTTCCCTTCCGTCCTGACATAAGGTCAACCCTCTGTTGTACTGATCCATTAATGGTACATCAGCTTTTTCGTTGGCGAGAGGTGCGCCAAAATCATCTTCATCAAGACAACGACACTGCAGTTCGTCTTGAACAAAGCTATCTAAAAAACCAGCGGCTCCATGCATGGTAGTATCTGGGCTTGATTTATTCCTACTACAATCATACTATGGCAGATTTATTTAACTCTAATTACGATCCTCGCCAGCTATCAGGAACTTCTGGGGCTGAGGTATCAGACTTGCGTCCTGAGCAAGCGTATGACACTGACCTCAGACGTGTAGACGAAAGTGAAAGGGGTTCAGCAGAATCCTTGAACGACAATCAAAATCGTGTCGCCAAGTACATGCGTGCTGCCAAAAGCGCAGGTAAATTTCGGCAAAGTGCTGGTATTGATGAGCCAAGCATCCGAGGTAAAACGCCACGGTCAGAAGCGTCTATCAACGGGACAGTGCTGCCGAGCTTAGGCGATTCAGGTGGGCGCTCCGGCAGTACCGGATACGCCCGTAAGCCTCAGCCACAGTTCGGCAAACCGTTTGTTTAGACCTGGCTGTACACAACCTCATAGGGCTGGTTCTGGTACTTACCCTTGCGATCTTGATAGCTCGTCTCGCAGGGCTCGCCACGATAAAACAAAAGCTGTGTAATGCCTTCGTTGGCGTAGATGCGGTTGAACAAACCGGTGCAGTTGCTGATCTCAAGTGTCAGGTGCCCCTGCCAAGCAGCTTCTGCAGGCGTAATATTTACCAAGATACCCGATCGTGCATACGTAGATTTGCCAACGGCTACTACGGTCACGTCGCGAGGCAGCTTAATATGCTCCATTGCCACGCCCAAGCAATAGCCGTAAGGAGGGAGAAGAAAATACTCGCCCTTCTCGTCTTCCAATAGCTCGGCAGGCTTCAGGATGTTTTCGTCAAAATTCTTGGGGTCACAATCCCCCGCTTGAATCTTGCCAAAGATTAAGCATTGCTTGGGGGACAGGCGAATGTCATACCCGTATGAACTCAGGCCATAGCTCAAAAGCTTCCTGCCATCCTCTTTGCTGATCAAGCGATCAACAAACGGCGAAATCATATCATGCTCTTCGGCAAGTTGTTTGATTTCCCAGTCAGCAAGGACGCTCATGGTGCTCAGCAATCGTTCTTTAGTATACGGAACTTACGAAAGGATATGGCCCTTTTCAGCGTATAAGTCAATAAACTTTTCTACGGCGGCACCAGAGCTGTCCACTGGAGGCAGATATACAACAAGTGACGTGCACGTAGGTTGTTGCTTAACTTCATCACCAACGACTTTTAGCAGCTTTGGCGCGGTTCGCAAGATACATATAGGAAAGCTAAAGATTCGTGGGTCGTAACGAATCATGTCAGGGCAGTTGGTAAAATACAGGCCCTGCTTAATCTCCTTACTGAGCCAGGCATTGTACATGCGTTTAAACCAAACAGCATGTGACGATCTAAGCGTAGGGGAAGACCCTCGCGTAAACTTCCAGCGTTCGTTTGGTTTGTCCCAGTAATACGTGCCATTCGGTGGAAACAGGTAGGCGTTCCCGTGCCATTGCTGGGCATTTAGTCCGTCATCGCTAGGAGTAAAAAACTGTGTTGCCCCCACATACTTATTTGCAATCTTGGAACTCGCCACATCAAGATCAATGCCACCCATCAGGGCATGTGCTGAAGCCACCAAGTCTGGGCTCGTGATCAGCTCAT